TTGCTGACACTGCAAGATTGCATGACAGCCCGCCGCGCCCTTGGAGGTGAGCCGTGAAAAACCCCATTCATCTGCCCATGCCAATAGTCGGGGAAAATGAATTGGTAGAGGCCCTGATCCGCGCCGGAAAAGAGGTTGACGCGCTCAAGACAGAAAACGCCCGCCTGACTGCCCAGCTTGCTGAACGGGAGGCCGATTTGGCTTTGTGGCGGAATGCTCACACTCCCGAGAGGGCAGGAAAGCCTTGCTGCATGGTCTACGCCCCTCTTTGCTTCCACGCTGCGGAGGGTGACAAACCCCGTCACGCCCTTGGAGATGAACAATGACACTGGAAGAACGATTAGAACAAATCGGTGGATGCAGTGACGGAAACTGCCAAGTTCATCGGCGTCCTGGAATGCATACTAACGGTGGTTGCCGATGCTTTGTTCGAAATGACGGTATCACGGCCCAGCGCGTGGTCTACGCTTACAAGGCTGAAATCGAACGATTAAAGGCCGAGAACATGAAGATGCGAGATGCATTAGTGGACATTCGGCGCATCGAATCCGACCAAACATATCGTGCTGGATTTGCTCTCGAACTCATCGGTAATCTCGCCAGCCGTGCCCTTAAGGAGTCTGAACAATGAACAATCTACCTACCCCTATCGTAACAGAAGTTGAGTTGACCGAAGCACTTATCCGTGCCGGTCGAGAAGTAGAGGCTCTTAGGGCTCAAATTTCCGAACAGGATGCGCGTATCGCAGAGTTAGAGGCTGAGATTATCGCACGGAAAGGTCTATGTGACGCGCAGAAGCACATGAACGGCATGTTCCGCGCTCAGATCGATATGTTTACCGACGATGTTATTAAGGCTGATGCTATAGATGATGCACTTAAACTGGGCATGATCGATCGGCTATGCAAGGCTACTCAGAAGCATCATGATCGTGATACAGAGATGATCAAGAAGCAAGAAGAATGGGTCGCCGATAAGTTCGGTCGGATGTGAAGGAATCTGAACAATGAATGAAGCTGCTATTTGGTTTATAGGATGCATCCTTAACTGGTTTGTGGGTTATTGTGTGGGACGGCTCCATCCCAAAGAGGAACACTGATGTCGATTAGAGATGAGATCAAGCGTATCCTAGCGATCCATATGCAGGGCCTGACCCGGGGCGAGGCTGCTGATGCCATCCTTCAAGCCATGCGAGATCATATCACAACAGATGAGGCGATCTCTCGGTTCGAACAGAGTTATGAAGATACCTTTGACAAATGCTTGGGTTCTAGGGAATCCCATCGTGTCGCGATCCTTCGGGCGATAGACGAATGATGTCAAATGAAGAAGTGATCGGCGTGCTACGGTATTTGCACACATGGGCACGGAAGCAGTGGATGGCTGATCATGAGAGAAAACTCACTGCCATCAATATCGCCATTGCTGCATTGAAAAATCAAGAAGAACAACAGAAAAAGATCGAAGCATTAGAAGCCCGGCTGAGACACTGGGAATCATCTACATCCGATCCTGACGGGAAAAATAAAGACCAATGACTTATTCGCTATATAGAACGAAAGACAATGCAGGTGATTCCGGTCCGATGTCAGTGGCAATCGTTCCTATCTATGATGCTGATCGTATTATCAGCGTAGAAGAAGAGGTGAATGCCCGGCCGCGTGTTGGTGTCGCTATGCGAGTTGGATCCATGTTTGCTAGGAGTTATTCACACCAAGATTGGTGGCAGACAACTATTATTACTGAGATCACGGATGAGTGGGAAGACACGGATGAAACGGGTAACACCGCGAAGTGCGTCCGCTTCAAGACTGGTAATAGCGTTTATGTCTGGAAAGAGTTCTGATGGTTCGTAAGTTCAGGATCAAGCGGATCACTGATGGTTGGGGCACTCGCTATCATATAGAACAGAAGGTTGCCTTCTGGTGGGAGAGGTATAACCGCCGGGTTGAGTATGGTACATACGAGATCGCCAAGCGTGAAGTGGATCGCATGATGGATTATGATCTATATGAAGAGCAACGAAATAAAGTAAAGCCTGCGAAGACTTACTTCTATCCGCCCCTGCCCGATAAGGAACAAACAAAGTGAATAATATTTTTACTTATAAAGGCATCACATATTCTGCGACTACAGAGTTGCTCGAAGACCTAAAGGTGCTGGGCATCGATTTCCATAAAGAAGTGAAAGAAGCGATTGACGCGGATTTCAAGGAACCCAAGAAGGTCACTGGATATATGTGCATGATCGATTGGGATCATGAGATCGGTCACGCCCCCGATGGAAACAAGGTATATCCATCCGTCGAGGCTCTGAAGAGCGATCACAAATCCTGGGCGGGTTGTGGCATCGTAGAAGTTACGGTGACATTCAATAAAGTTATACATGAACAGGATCTCGAACATGGATCAGAATGATAGATACACGCTCACAGAACTGGAGCGGCACGGCATCGAAACATCGTATATTGAGTATGTAAATGGAGAAATGGTGCCAGCAGTCAATCTCGAACATGTGCGTGAGATTGGATTAGCGGTCCGTGGAGAACGGGTAAGGTTTCTCAATGAGAATGGATATGATATTGAGCGTGAGCGAGCAGCCGATATATTCAACACTAAGCAACTTCTGACGGTAGATACCCTCACCGTCGGCAGGAGTTCATCCACTTACACCTTCTACGGATATGCAGGAAGTTTTAATACGGTTATGTTCGAAAAGGAAAAAATCTGATGAAGTATGATAATAAACTCGCACAAATCTGGAGTCTGAAGGCTAAGCTGGATGAGATGAAGGAAATGGGTGCACCACCTAAGGAGATCGAAAAACTCGAAGATGATATCATCAGCCTTCAGACAGACAATCTTCCTTTGTGGGACGAAGATTGAAAAAACACTTGACCTTCTCACGAAGATGAGTTATTATAACAACATATGATGCGTTTGAAAGCGACAAATGACTGATATCTCTATTATGCAAGAGCAAGCACGAGCAGACAAGCGTCTCCGTATCAAGGAACGCGCAGTTCGAATGATCTGGGTTACATTTCAGCGTGAAGGTATTCACAAGTATCCCGGAGCAGACACTGACCCCGCACTGGCAACAGGCGATGAGTATGATGTAAGTTTCCTAGGTTTCCCCCATCGACACATCTTTCACTTCAAGGTGGGGATTCAAGTATTTCACAATGACCGTGATATCGAGTTTATTCAGTTCAAGCGTTGGCTCGAAAATAGCTTTCGCGACGGAGTGATGCAACTCGACCATAAGTCATGTGAAATGGTGAGCGACGATCTCTATGACATGATCTCCGCTCGCTATCCCGAGCGTAACATCGAAATCACGGTCGCTGAAGACGGTGAGAACGGTGCTACGATTTATTATAACACAACCAAGCCCTATCAAACAATCTCTATTTAAGGAACTAACAATGACTAATGCAGTGAAGTCTAATCCCCGCACTAACAAGGTCTTCGATGATCTCGAAGCATATCTCAACTTCTGTCGGGACTACGGTTATCGCTTTGACGAGCGTGATCTCTATAACTCCAAGAGTTATGTGTATCGTCAGTTTCAGAAGTTTGTCGCTGGTACCCCAGTGAAGAACCAGTGGGAGATCGATCTCGCGAAGTTCAAGGAAGCAGAAGCAGAAGCCCTCACTCGAAAGCGCGGATGATGCGTAAGCTCTATTATATGGGGCTTGAACCCTATAATGCACGATATACGCTACAACTTACTGACTGGAATACTGCGGTATTCGACCGTCGCAAGATCGATTATGTGATTGTTCCCGGCGAGACCTTAGACAATAGCAAGGCTATCGTCACTGGTCAGGTCCTGGATGCTCATGGTCGCTCTTACTACGGTATGAGCCAGATGATGAACCTCGTGAAGATGATGCGCGAGGGCAAGATCGACAGCAATGATGTCATCTATTTCGAAGATATGTTTCAGCCTGGTATCGAATCCCTTCCCTACATCATCGACCAGATCGAACCCAGCAAGCGTCCTCGCATCTTTGTGCGTTGTCTGGCTCAGACTATCGATCCTGATGACTTTGTTCATGTCTGGGGTATGCAGAAGTGGATGGCGCACTATGAGAAGATGGTCAATGAGTTTGTGACTGGTATCCTCGCGACGAGCGAAGAGATGGTCATGAACATGAAGATCGCAGGATGGACTGCTCCTATCTACAATATCAGTGGTCTCGCTTTCGGTAAGGAAGAAGTCCAGCGCCGTGTAGAGAGGATCAAGTCATTCAATGATCGCAGGATGCGTGTCGTGTTCTCTGCTCGCTGGGATCAAGAGAAGCAACCTGACTTCTATCTGGACCTCATCGATGCTTGGCACAACACTTATCCCAGCAAGAAGGTAGAGTTCGTCATCTGTAGCGGTAGCAAGCTTCGCACGAATAACGATAGTTATATGCGGCGAACTCATGAGATGGTAGAGCAGAACAAGCTTACCATCTATGAGGATCTGCAGAAGAACCAGTATTATGAAATCGTCAACGATAGCCGCGTTGTGTTCAATTGTGCGCTTCAAGATTGGGTTTCTAACACGGTGAGCGAAGCAGATGCTCTGGGTTGCAATGTTCTGTATCCCGCGTATCGTAGCTTCCCCGAAGTCTTCGCCAATGATCCTGAACGCATGTATATTCCTTGGTCTATCGCTGATGCTATCACGAAGCTGGACACGCTGATCAAGAAGCCACATGTGAACATGGGCAAGATCAGCGACTGGACCGATGGCACCGTTGATCGTATCTGCGATATCATCGAAGGTGCTGAACTGGAATATTCTATCATCGATTCCAAGTCCAAGCAATGGCGACGGATGTTTACTGATTATCGTAAGCATACTCGCGAGGCGAAATACTAATGCGTATCGAAAATGAGATCCTGCTTGACTTCAGTGATGTGCTGATCCGCCCAAAGCGATCGGCACTCACGAGCCGTAAAGAAGTCAATCTGCTTCGATCTTATACATTCAAGCATAGCAGAAATGAATGGCAAGGTATTCCTATCATGGCTGCTAACATGGATGGTGTTGGTACGATTGATATGGCTCTTGCTCTACAGCAGCATGAGTTATTCACTTGTCTCACCAAGACGACGGAAGATATCGATAACAATATCCGATCTTCTCGTTTCTCGGTAAGCACTGGCACGAGCGATAACGACTATGATAGGCTTCAACTTCTCATGGATCGTTATCCCCTCGTTCAGTTTATCTGCATCGATGTGGCTAATGGCTACACGGAATCTTTCAGTAGTTTCGTTGCTAAAGTTAGAAATCGTTATCCCCAGAAAACAATCATCGCGGGCAATGTTGTCACCGCGGATATGACACAGGAGTTGATCTTAAATGGAGCAGACATTGTTAAAGTTGGAATCGGGCCTGGGAGTGTTTGCACGACTCGTATTCAAACTGGCGTTGGCTATCCTCAGCTTAGTGCTATTATGGAGTGCAGTGATGCTGCTCACGGTCTTGGTGGACATATCATCGCTGATGGCGGATGCACCTGCCCAGGAGACGTTGCTAAAGCCTTCGGTGCAGGAGCGGACTTCGTCATGCTCGGAGGACTGCTCGCAGGATGTGACGAAGGCGGTGGCGAGAAGCACTATCGCTGGAAGAAGTCAGGATATTGCACAGATGAAGGCGACGATATCCTGACTACCGAGACCCTAGTAAAGTTCTACGGAATGAGCAGCGAGACTGCCATGAACAAGCACAACGGCGGCGTAGCAGACTATCGCTCAAGTGAAGGTAGGACCGTGACTATTCCTTACAAGGGTCCAGTGGATGCGGTGGTGCGGGATATACTCGGTGGGTTGCGTAGTGCTTGCACTTATGTTGGCGCTGCTGAATTGAAGCACTTGAGTAAGTGCACCACATTTGTTCGGGTAAACAATCAGTTTAATAGAGTGTTTGTGTAGCCAATGATAAATAATAATGTTGAAATATGATAGATTTCAATTTCCATTGATATATTATATAAGGAGTAAGGAACTTATATGTCACATTATTATGTATACGCTTATCTTGACCCCCGAGAACCGGGTCACTTCATGACCGAAACTGTCTCGTTTCTGTATAAACCCTTCTACATAGGAAAAGGTAAAGCAGGACGAATGTATGATCATCTTAAGGATGCTCGTCCTACAAGAAAATATAGAAACACCCATAAACTTAACACCATTCGCCAAATATGCTCTGCCGGGATGCAGCCGTTTATATTGAAGATTGAGGATAGCCTAACAGAGAGCGAAGCTGTTAGAGTAGAAGAAATGTTAATCAAGCACTTGAAAGAAGCATATGGGCTTACAAACATACGAACTTCTGCTTGGATTTTAGGTAAAAGTGATGTAAAAAAGCACAAAAAGTTTAACAATCCTAGAAAAAATACTATAACAATCTATAACAACTTGCTAGGCGAACATGCGATCATAAAGAATGATCAGCTTTCTTTATTTGAAGAAATATACGGCAAAGACAACATAGTTAACACATCTGTTATTCCTACAAGAATAGGCGAACAGCAATCTAAAGCTAGATTCGGATGCTCAAATGGCATGTATGGAAAGTCAGTAGTAAAGGGAAAAAGATGGTGTATTGTTAACGATGAGGAGAAATTCTTGTCTCCAGAAGACATTGACAAATATGTTGATCTACAATATAATGTTATATATGGAAGAAAATATAAACCTTCAGGTAAAAGAGTTATCTTTGAAGGGGAACTAAAAGGCAAGTATAGAACAGATGAAGATATCTCAAATTGCCCAAATAAGAAGTATCAATATGGATTAGTATGGAATTCTACTAAACCCACATTCATCAATCACACACAAATATGAGTAAGGAGAAACATTGTGAGCTTTGATAAGACTAAGACAGACGCCAAGTTAGGTAAAAAGATTAGGGAATACCTGATTTCTATGGGAGTAGAGACTCCTATTGTAGAAAAAGCATTAGAAGTAGAAAACAAGAAGAAAATTGACATCATTGAAGATGCATTCATGACTATTTGGAAAACACTCGGCATGGACATGACGGATGATAGTCTTGCTGAAACTCCCAATAGAATGGCAAAAATGTATGTAAATGAAATATACTTCGGCCTTAAGGAAGAAAACTTCCCTAAATGCACAACTGTTGATAACAAGATGCGTTATGACGAAATGGTAGTGGAACGAAATGTCGTTGTAATGAGCAATTGTGAACATCACGGCGTAGTAATTGACGGTCTTGCTACTGTTGCTTATGTTCCTAATGAAAAGGTTCTGGGACTCTCTAAGATCAATCGTATCGTAGAATATTTCTCGAAGCGTCCCCAGATTCAAGAACGACTGACCGAACAAGTCTTTCATACTCTGTGCTATATCCTCGAAACTGACAATGTAGCAGTCATGATCGATGCACAACACTACTGCGTCAAGTCACGCGGAGTTGAAGACACTGGATCTTCTACGGTCACGACTAAGCTGGGCGGTGGATTCAAGACTGATCCTGCTGCTCGGAATGAGTTTCTGAACATCGCACGAATGGGTAAGTGCTGATGTTAAACTTTCATTTCTCACTCTACTGGCCTTTCGAAAATTCATTCAGCCGACCTAAGGATTATTTCATTAGGGACTGGAAAATCTCTAAGAATAAATCTCTGGAGATTCAGGTCAGTCGTGTGGGAGATGATATCTTTACCATCGGCGTGAGGTATACCCTCTCGGGTGACCATGCCGGTCTTTCGATCCAGCTGGGCCTTCTACGACATAATCTCATGCTTGAAATCTATGATCATAGGCATTGGGATTATGATCACGGCTGCTGGATCGAAGACAGCAAGAGAACTTATCGATGAAAATTCATACCGTGATGCCGGTCGCAAGCGTCACCGCTATTGAATGTGATCGCTGCAAGACTATGCATGATGATATTATAGAAATACAAGAGTTTCTATCATGGTCAGACACATGTGGATATGGTAGCAAGACATTCGGTGACGGGACGCACATAGGTATTGATCTCTGTCAATATTGTGTGCGAGAAGTCCTGGGCGAGTGGATTCAAGTCTCTGATATAGAGTTATGGGACTAACCAACCATCTGGACCTGCACGGTGTCAGGCATCAGGATGTTGATCTCATGGTAGAAAACTTCATCCTGATGAGCCAGCACACGCTTCCCCTGACCATCATCTGTGGTAATAGCGGAAAAATGATTCAGGTCGTAGAGCATACCATAAATAGAATAGGATGCGAATGGACAATGTTGCGTTATGGGTTTATCATTGTTCAGCGTATCAAATAAAAAAGCGGTCTTTGGCGTCATCCCGCTTGACAAATTCTGCCGCCTATGCTATCTTTAACATAGGAGAATAAGAATGGCAAAATACATTAGCACTAAGTCGTATCGACAAATCGGTCCTGTTGCATATCGTCAGTGGCGAGCAGATAGTCACTGCAATCAAGTTCATGGCTATGCATTGTCGTTTCATTTCGAGTTCGAATCCGATACTCTGGACGCTCGTAACTGGGTCGTTGATTTCGGTGGCTTGAAGCCTCTGAAAGGACTTCTCGAAGATTGGTTCGATCATACTCTTCTCGTCGCAGAGGATGACCCTATGAAGGAACATCTGCTCAATCTAGGCAAGCTGGGTCTCGCGAAGATCACTATGGTGGAGAAGACTGGATGCGAAGGCATCGCAGAGTTTCTCTATGATTATGTGAATGAGCAGTTCCTTCCGCTCTATGGTTGGGGTGATCGCGTGTGGTGTTGCAAGGTAGAAGTCAGAGAGACGGACAGCAACATGGCTATGCGCGTGGGACATCGTGAGGATGATCAGTAATATGTCGAAAGAGATACACTTTAATAATATCAATGAGATGGTTCACACCATCGTCAGGCAGATTTCTATCAGTAGATTTCGACCTGACTATGTTATCGGCATCACGCGGGGAGGAATCGTTCCTGCTCTGATGATCAGTCACTATTTCAATATTCCTATGCATACTCTCAAGGTAAGCCTGCGTAGCGATCCGCCTGATACAGAATCCAACTGCTGGATGGCTGAAGATGCATTTGGTTATGTATCAGTTGATGCTCGCGAAACACTGAAGAGCCGCTGGGATATTCATAAGCGTAAGAATATTCTGATCGTGGATGATATCAATGATAGCGGTGCTACATTCGATTGGATCAAGCAAGACTGGATCAATAGTTGCCTTCCTGCCGAAGAAGAAGCATGGCGATCTGTATGGAATAAAAATGTGAGATTTGCTGTGCTGGTAGATAATGAGAGCAGCAACTTCAACAGCATCGATTATTCTGGTGAAAATATCAACAAGGATGAAGACCCTGCTTGGATTGTATTCCCTTGGGAGAAGTGGTGGCGAACCGGGTAACTCATCATTGTCTTTTTCGGTTGCAGTATCCACAAGCACGGCAACCATATTTTAAGTGTCCCCAGGGTATTTGTTCAAATACTCCATGTTCAGGACAAATAATTTTTACCTTAGTGTCAGTATTGATGTACGATACCGACGAGTAGTCATATTTTTCGCCGTGTGCAGTCTTGGCTTGCTCTATGAATCCTTTGGTAGTTTTAAGTCTGTTATAATCTCTGTGTTTAGGAGAGTTTTCTAAATTACATTTAGGGCACCCGCCGCCACCGATAACCTTTTCATACATCTTACTCCAAGAACCGTGTTTGTCGCAAATTAGTGTTATTTTGTGTCTGGCTCCGATATAGTTGACTTTTGACAAATCATATTTGTTACCGTATACTTCTCGTAATTTTTCTATTACTACTGCTTCATCTTGATTAATAGATCCTCCTTGTCCAGATTCCGGTTTTAGGTTAGCCCAAGATTTGTTATCTACGACATTCCATAACTCACTATAGTAAAGTCCCCATTCTTTAACTTCTTCGTTAGTTTGGCATTCTTTGAGGATTTCTGTAGTAACATCATATCCGTGTTTCTTGAGGTGACTATTCCAGCGAATGCCTGAACCTCTATACTTATGCGGGTCTTGTTGAGTGGTTTTACCCAAATACTGTAAGCCAGTTTTGTTATGGGTCTTCTTATACAAATAAATAGTCATGCTGATGTTCCTTTACGCATTAGAGTAGTTGGGACTGCCATCCGCGAACTACATCTTTATTTATCCCAAAGCTATTGACACTTGCCTAAATAGATTATATCATGTACATTAAACAAAGGAATATTACAATCAGTGAATAACTTCACACTAATGCGGGAAGACCTCATGGTTCAACAGCAGGTAACAAACGAGTGGGCGCACATGGTCGGTGTGATCATGCTGAACCAGACGCATCGCCGCATGGTAAAGATCGTGCTGCCTCAGTTTCTAAATCGTTGGTTTCATCCTAGTTTGTTATTGAATAGCACACCAGAAGAAGTCTATGATGTTATCTGGCCTCTGGGTCTGGTAAAGATCAGGGAAAAAAGAATCCGTAAAATGTCAGAACAATACTTGTCCTGGGACGGTGTTGATGCTAAAGTATTATACGGAATTGGTAAATACGGTAGTGATAGTTATGAGATATTCTTCAAGAATAACTATGCTGTCCAACCCAACGACAAAGAACTGAAGAGATACTTAGAGGATCTTGCACATGAGCAACAAAAAGGATGAGGCCCCGTGGGTCCTAAATCGCATCGCGCATTATGCAGATGCTCGTACTGGCAAACTCTTATATTCGATCCCGTTCTATGATCCGGATAATGTCTATCATGGATCATATCCGTATAAACCCGGCGACAAATACAAATCTGAAGAACAATATCTAAAGGAAATCGATGATGGCAAAAATAAAGATTAGCGAACTCTTCTATAGTATCCAAGGTGAAGGCAGGTATCAAGGTGTACCAAGTGTGTTCCTACGCACGTTTGGTTGCAATTTCACTTGCGGTGGGTTCGGAATGCCAAAGGGAGAAGTATCCGATGAGCGTGATCGGTTCGCGTTTCTAAACGAGAACACTCCATATAAGGAATACAAGGATCTTCCTCTCGCTACGACTGGATGCGATTCCTATGCTAGTTGGGATCCCCGCTTCAAGCATCTCTCCCCCATGCTCAGTGTTGATGCTATCGTTGATCGGATCATGGAGATCCTGCCGTTCAATGAATGGCGAGATGAACATCTCGTGATCACAGGTGGCGAACCTCTTCTTGGTTGGCAACGAGCCTATCCTGCTCTTCTCAGTCATGCAAAGATGCGGACGTTGAAGGAGATCACCTTCGAGACCAATGGCACGAAGGCGTTGACCAAAGAGTTTGCAGAATATCTCGAAGAATGGCGCTGGGAGAATGCAGTAGAAGAAGGCTGGTATGAGCGAGAAATCACATTCAGCGTCAGTCCCAAACTGAGTTGCTCGGGTGAGAAGTCCGAAGATGCTATCCTGCCAGATGTAGTTGTGGGGTATCAAGAAGTGGGATACACTTATCTCAAGTTTGTGATCTCGACCGAAGAAGATGCCGATGAAGCGTTGGAAGCAACGAAGAAGTATCAGGCTGCTGGCTTCACTGGTCCAGTCTATCTGATGCCAGTGGGCGGTATCGAAAGCGTCTATCATCTCAATAATCGCAGGGTCGCAGAACTCGCGATGCGGCATGGAGTTCGTTATAGTGATCGCCTTCAAGTCCCGCTTTTCAAGAATGCGTGGGCGACATGATATACAGCAAACGCATCGGATTCCTAGTTAGTTCGCAGACCCTCATTCCTCACGGTGGTATCGGTCAATTCACGAAGAGTTTCTGTGAGTTGATGGAAGCTCACGGTATCAAGGTGGATATCATAACCGATAAGCCTCCGCAAATCTCAAGCCGTGAATTCCTTAATTCCTTTCACGCAAACCTGATCTATACGAATACTCCCATGCGCTATACTGATCACAGCGCGATCTTTATGTACGGTGATAGTTATTGTTATGAGCGCATGGCTAACTTCCGTAACTCTATCATCAAGGCTGTTAGTACCAATATCTATGATGCTTTCATCTGCAACACATTCGAGACGGTGCAAGTAGCCAGCACTATGGGACTGGATGATTGCATTCAGATCATCGCTTATACTCATTTAGAGAGCCAGATATTCAAAGATACGAATAATCCGTTCCTCACGAGCGTGAATGAGATGATGCGTCAGCAGTTGAACATGAGTAACGTCACCGTAGGAACGCAGAGCAAGTTTAATCAACTTCAGTTTGAAGATGCAAATCTGCTTCCTATTCCTCTACCTGAGAAGGGCTTGTTACGAGAATATGATCAGCCTCGCGAAGGTGTTCTGTTCATCGGCCGTTGGGAAGAAGGTAAGAATCCTGAACTCTACCTTGATTTAATCGAACAGACTAAACTGCCTGCCCGTATTATGACTAACATGCCCGGTGCGAAGAAGTTCGAAGAACGATTGAAGAAAATGGGCGTTGATTATGAGATTGCCATCAGCGTTATCGGATCGGAAAAGGTAGACTTCATCACGCACTCTCGTGTAGCATTCAATCCTAGCACCGTAGAGAGTTATGGTATCGCATTTCATGAACAGATGATACAACTACCTACATTCGCGCTGAAGGATCAACGCTGGACACAGAACTTTGATCACGCTCGTTTCTTCACTACGACTAAGCGAGATATGTGCCGGGATATCGAAACAGCATATAATACATATGATACTGCTCAGAAATGGTATGATACCGGATCTATCGAATATTTCGAAGCACAAGAAAATCGTGTCTTTCATGATTGGAACACTTGCTTCAATACGTTTGAAAGCCGCAAGTCTAACGGCAATACTGCCAAGATTTGTGAAGAGAATACGATAAAATATGCAGACTTTATAACCAAGTTAGGTCGTAACATTGTGTGCATAGATGATGTGAGATCAGTTTTAACAAATAAACACAAGTTCAGGGTGATCTACACAGATACTGATACCTGGCTCACCAAAGATCCCATGTTCGAACCCATCGAAGAAGTTACTGGATTATCTCTGTTCGAGGGTCTATAAAGGTATAGAGCGATGTTAAATCGCCCTATACTGATTATATAAGTATATTATTTCTTCTCAGTTGTAGTCTCTGAAGAACTCCTGACACCATCAAGAGAGATAGCATTACCGCCTACTGGATACACTGATCCTGGAGCAGCCTGAGTGAATCCGATCTGACCTGGCTTCACATGATTGCTGGTCCAAGGACTTTCCATGATAGGACCATAGCAACTTGCTAACTTAGCACCATTGACTGGTTGTGCTTGTACCTGGCAAGGGAAGGACCATTGATTGCTCATACCGGTTTCTGGAGTGGTGCCGATGGTGAATGAACGGAATTGTGCAGGTGCTACTGCCCAAGTTGGAGCCTGTGGATATTGTGTTTCTGCAGGAACGCCGAATAATGACCATACCGTCTTGTTGGTATGATCAGGAGTGTCGCATGAACCATCAGCATTTATCTTGCGGTTCATCAACTTTAGATTGGCGATGGCAGCGCCGTTGAGGACGGGACATACTGCCATGCCTTCTCTGAAACGCTTGCCATTGACGACGATTGTTCTACCAGTTGGTGTGCTGGGCGATGCTGCACAGAGCGCATAATCGCCCTTGCAGATGCCTAAGGGTTGATCAGCGTTTGCCGCGCCTGCGACCATGAATAGGCTGAATAGTGCTACTACTAATTGTTTCATTTAAAGGCTCCTTGTTTGCTTAAATGTGCTACTATTTAGTATGCTATGGGAACATTTTTATATTAAATATGATATTATCGATTGACTTTGCATCTATTCTCATATACTATATGGTATAGTGTAATCTTAGTTAGGAGAAGTAAAATTAATATCTTCTATGTACATCCCGATCCCGAGGTCGCTGCTCAGTCTATGGTGGACAGGCATGTGGTCAAGATGATCCTCGAAACAGCACAACTCCTATCAACTGCACA